GACTTCGTTGGAAGACGCGTCCTGAAGAGTAAGACTGGCTTTCACTGCCGGGCCTATCCGCACTGCATAGATCAGAGAACTCCCGGCGTCCAATCGCTCAACCACCGCATCCAGCAGTTCACCGCCCTTGAAGAGATTGATGGCGGTGGTCTTATCCGAGATTGTGTATCGAGTCATTAATTGTCCGCCCTGCGCCGTCCCTGCCACAAATTCGATGTTGGAAGGGGGCGGCGTCACCACCACCGAACCAGATAGATATTCGGTGTACACATCTTTACGAATGTATGTGCTCATCTTCTGCCTCCGGTGCTTTTAATCTTGCGGTTTTTAAACTGCTCCACCATCTTCAGGAATTTAGCGGTTTCCATGCGGATGGAAGGATTAAGTTTATTCGCCGTCATCACCGCTTGCGCGGTGACCGAATCGATCTTATGGTTACTGATAATGGTAGAAACCCGGAGAAGCTGCGGTTTAGGAGAAGCGCTGGCTGGGGTAACAGTCGCGCCAGTCTCCTTTTTACTGCTTTCCGCCATATTTATTGCTCCGTCTATAAGTTTAAATTGATAGTTTTAAAAGCCGAAGACACTTCCTCGGTCAAATATTCATTAATGATGAAAAGAAAAGATAGAGATTGCTGGTAAACGAAGGGCATTCCTTTTTCCAGCGGAGCGATATCCGACCGCCCCTGAAAGACCGATTTTTCCACATAGATGGTTTCGTCTGAATCTGGAACAGGTAATTCCTTTCCAGTTCCCTGCCGGCACAGATCAAATAGCAGGAATTCCATCTGATCGGTGATATCGGCGACAGTATCGTTGCCGTTGCGGTTAGGTTCAGAAACCGCCCGGATGGTGAAGCGCACCACCAGGTGATTTTTAATGATCTTGGCTTTCAGGAAGGTGTCGCCTTCTAAAGGGATGGTCTTGTCCCAGACCCCGGTGCCTAAATACAGCTTGCGTTTGGAAATCACATCGGTCAGAAAATAGGGATAGGGATTCCCGGCGGTGTAAAAAGCCAAATCATCCTTGAAGGCGTATAAATTGGGAATTTGACCTTGAATATAGGCGGATATAGCTTGCAGGAATTTCATAGCTCCTTCTTCAATCTGCGCATTGTGGTTTCAATCTCTTTCTCTATTGCTTCCGGCAGCATCTGCCTTCCCCATTGAAAGGCTGGCTCCATATAGGGTCGCGGCTTGGGCTCGACATAGAAAAACTCTAATTTCTCTTCCGGGTCGATACCATGATGCTTCATCCAGTTCCTGAAGCCGGGAATGTCATCGATTTTCAGCCAGTGTCCTTTAGTTCCAAATTCCACCGCTGCTGCATATTCAATATTGGTGCCCACCAGGGCATGCCGGGGTGAAATCCGCTTTACCGTGATGGAATTCAAGAGCTGCCCTAAATCCACAGCGCCCTGTTCCTTCAGCTTCTGCTTGGCGAAAGCCTCCATCGACAAGGCGAGGCTTAAAATCCCCTCTTCCAAAGCCCTTTCCAATTCACCGGGATATTTTTTCAGCATCAGTTTCAGACCCTTTATCTTTCCTAAATCCACCTGCACATTCATCCTGATCATGACTGGTATATCCGCTCCAGCTTCACCGTCAGATGAGTGACCGCTCCGAAACAGTTTTCCGGCTTCACTTCGGTCGCCCGGTAGCGGGCGCCTTGATAAACTATGATATCATTCTCTTGAATGCCGGAATCAGGTTGTAGCGAACCAATCCCATCAGCGCCTATCTGTTTCAGTTCTTCCGGTGACAGCTGCTTGAACTCAATTGGAACAAATCCCATCGATGATTCCGAAGGTTCAAAAGCGCCGGCAAAGGAACCCACCCCCGCAACCGCCGGGCGGATAATCTCGGCCGTTTCGCTGGACTCCTCAATCAAGGCGCTTATAGCGCCGGTCATCGCTTCTCTATCTTCCGTTGTCAACAGCATCATCCCTGCCCATAAATCACCGGGGTCAGCAATTCGGTATCCGCCCCATAGGAGGGATTCCGCTCGCTCACCATTTCCTTGTACCTCACTTCATAGCTCTGCCCTAATTTTGCCCAATATTCCGGCTGCTTAGTCTTGTCGATCTTTTTATCCCCGGAGGAAAAGCTGAAATTGCGGGCGGTCTTGGACTGCAGCATGGCGCAGACTGTAATCATGGCCTGCGTCAAGAGCACTCCCTCATCATCGGTATCAAGCTCTGGCTGGACTTCTTCTTGAATGATGGTGTAAGACCGTTCCAGGTTGAGATTGATGGCGGATACCGCCCGCGAGATGGCCCGATTTAATTGCTCGTCGGACAGGAGCGCCGGAGTTCCGCCGTCGTCATATTCCAGCCGCAGTTTGCTTCTAAGGTCACTCAAGCCCATCGAAATGCTCTTTTGCCATTTGCGTGGGATGATATATTTGGCCGTTCACCGTGCCGATATTTTCCAGCTTGTAATGCTGTTCCCCCTTCTTCTCTTCGATTCTAGCGGTGAGTTTGCGCCCGGTGGACAAATCGTGCACCGTGATTTCGCCCTGCGCTTCCTTGGAATAATCCACCATCCATTCCCGCTTCTCCGGGGTGGCTGCCGCTGGTGGAGTCGCGGTCTTATCACTGATTTTAATCAAACCCCGCTTCTCCGCCAGCTTCATCTCCTCGGTGACGCTCTTCACTTCTGCGCTGCCGCCCGGCTTGAGCTTAATCCCCGATTTGCTCAGCATCACCGGGCCCGGTTTCATATTGAAAATCAGTTTCGCCATATAAGAGACTCCCCGGTTATGAAGTGATGGCCACCTTCGCCAGCAGGTCGGGGCGCAGCACCCCCATCGCCGCCTCCATCCAGCAGACGAAACCCACCTTGAAAGCGGAAGGCTGCTTGTCCGGCTCCACCGCGATGGTCTGGCGCACCGCGTATTTCCCCACTTCCTCATCAGGGATAATTAATACTTCCGACGCCTCGGCGGAAGCGTTCTTGATGATGCTGGCCCCGGCGTAGAGCTTGATGATGCCTTTCTCCAACAGCTCCCGTTGAGTGACCGGGTCGAGATCCCAGTCCCGCATATCATTGAAGCGGGCGCCCCTTAACACCAGATACTTCACCGCTAAATCCTTATCTTCTATTAAGGCGATGGCTTCGTTTAAGGCGGTAGGCGTCAGAACGCCGCCGGTAGCGGTCACCGTATTTCCTTCTGGCACCGCCGCGGAAATCACATTGATGGCCCGGCGGTTCAACTGCTTCCTGATCGCATCCGCCGCCCAAGTTTCCATATCGGTCAAACGGTAAATGTCGCCATTCTGCAGAACGGAAATATCCACCTGCGGGGCCGAAGCCACCCTATCGATGGTAAATTCCACTTCCTCATCATTGACATTGGATTGGTGCACCCTGCCGCCTTTGGCGATCCAGTAAGCCTTCACTTCCCGGATTTTGTCGTATTTGGCCGGTTCGCCCTTGGGCAGGTTATGCTGAGTGAGTAAAAGCGAAGCGATTTCTTTCTCCACGATAGCATCGTAAATCGCCGGGGCGATAGCCGCTGCAATCGCCTTCATCCCGCCTTCCTTATCCGCAAACGCTCTGCGGATTTCCGCCGATAGCGTTTCAAATTCCTTCTGCGATAGTCCTTTGACATTCATTCTATTGTTCTCCTTATTTACAGGTTTAGACGGAATTTTAAGATGCCACCGCTGACCGCCAATGCTTTTCCTATTACCTGCGGCGCCGGCGTCCCGGTGACCCATTTCTTGATTTCACCGGCGTTGGTATCGAACATCAAATCATCCCCCGCCGCCACCCCTGCCGTGAATTTTTCGGTTTCGTAAATCCCGCCGTTCATCCAAATGACAGCTTTGTTCAGATCGGTGGCGGCTGGTAAGACGCCCAGGGTTTCCTGCGCTTCCGTAAGGTTGATGTGACCTAAAATGCCCACCGCCACATCGGTCACTGCCGCGCAGACGCTGAACTCGTCATCGCCGGTCAGTTTGACTGCTTGTCCGGGAATGCCTGGCCCCTTCAAATCCCCATCTCCGTAGGCTAAACCGGGATGGCAGGGATTGAAAAATACTTCGTTTATAGCCATTGAAATTTTCTCCTATGAAAGATTGATTGTGATTATCGCTTTAGTTCCTGCCGGGCTTTCTGCAGTCCGCCCGCTAATTTGCCCTGCGGCGAAAGAGCGCCATCATCCACCGCTTCCGGCTCCACCCCGGCATCGGTGCGCAAAGCGCCCTTGTCGCCCGCTTCCGATTTGGGCTTGCCGCCGTTGCCGCCACTACCAACCGGTTTCAATTGCTCGATGACCTGCTCGGTGGCGGCGAAAGCCGAATCATCCAGCCCCGCTAACCGCTCGATCTCCGCCGTCCGGGCTTCCTCATTTTCGAAGGTCTTGCCCCGCCCTTCCCACTTCTCCACTAACGCCTTGGCCTTCGCCTTCTTCTTGCTCTTGGTCTTCTCCGCCTCGTATTCTTCCAGCTTCTTCTGCAATTCAGTCAATTGTTTTTTAAGCGAATCATTTTCCTCTTTAAGCTTCTTGAGCTCGTCCTCATTGGCGGCGACTGTTGCGTTGGCGGCGCTCTTCAAAGTATCTACCAGCGCCTTCATTTCCGCGCTGAAGGAGGTCAAACATTCATTCGCCCTGCTCACCAGCTCTTCGCTGCTTAATTCCTCCTCGGAAAATTTTTTGAGAATACCAGAAAGGTATCCCTCCAGCGCATTGGTCAGGGGCCAGATTTCCCGCTGCACCTTCTGCGCATTCAGAAAGGCCCGGAATGTCGCTTCCGTCTCCATTTTCTTAACTCCAATATTTATATTTGATTTCTTAATTAATTTACTTCCATTATTCGCCACGCTCTTGATCACCGCACCGGGATCGGCGCCCTTGCGATCCAATAGTCCGCAGCCGGTGAAAACGATATCGTGCAGTTTCTCGTGCACCGTCTCCCCCCGGAACTGCTTCCCCTTATACTGACGCAGATGCACACAATAATCCGCCTTCGACTTCGACCGCTTCCCGCACACCGAACACTCCCCTTCGGCGTACTCACACTCCATCGATACCTGCGAAACTATACCCTGCTTGATTAACTTATAAGCCAGCTTCGCGGCCGGTGAATCGTTTACAAACAGCGAACCCACACATTCCACATACCCGTCTTCAGAATCCACATACTTGGCATCGATCACACCCCCCACGATGTCGGTCAAATCCTGCGAATGCTTGAAATCGATCTTGGAATTCACCGCGGTGCCGTGATTGGCTTTCAATTCCTCCGGCGGAAAATAATCGCCATTTTTATTAGCCCCGGCATGAGTCAAAATGAAGATAAAGGTGGGGTCTTTTCCGCCAGCAGGCGGGTCGGACGACTTATCCTCGCCTTCACCGGCTTCGGAAAGCAGGATTTCGCCGTTGAATTGGGTGTGGAGAGATCTGTTGATATTGCAGTCCGCTTCCGCTTTCAAGGGCGGCGCCTCCCGCTCAAAGGCTTGATACCATTTTGATAATACTTCATAAGCTTGTTCCCGTGCATCTTTAGATAGTTTCACGCCGCCGCGTGCCCCATTCAAAGCCGCCATGGCTGCTGCCACTCCCCTCCACACCACCAGCAGCTTGCTGTCAATTATCTTACGGTAGGGCAGGAAATAGGCTTGCTTGGCGACCGGATACTTGCTATCATGCTCCCGCGCAGGATAATCCAGCTTCACATAAGCGCAGGATTTAGCTAATCCCGCCCAGCCGAATTTATCGATGATGGCGTTGGCGTCAGGGCCCCAGCTCCACTCCCAAGGTGTTTCTATCGGCGCTAATTCGTCTTCCGCCGCGCTCGCTTTACTCTTGCGGGGCTTAGTGGCTACGAATAAATACTCCTTGGCGTCATGCTTGCTTCCGCTGCGGATGCCAATGGTGTATTGCACCGACTTTTTGTGCAATTCCACTTCCCCAAACCGCGCCTCCATTAATTCCTGCAGCTCCTTGGAAGTAGGAAACGCCTTGTCCCGGTAACTCATCAAGAGATGCGCCCCCATCTCCGCTGCCCCACTGATGAAACCTTGAATCAGTGCAGCGATGCTTTCCTTATTGTATTTGGTGCGGGAGGCGAAATCCTTGAGGTGATTGTCATTCAGCGTCTTTCCCTGCCAGCAAGTCATCAATCCTTCCACGAAGTGGTTATCCGCTTCGTAGTCGTTGAAATTGAATTTGGTGATATAGGGCGGATCGGCATAGACCACATCCGCCTTCACTTCCGGCAATAGCTTCAGCGCTTCCTTGTTGTAAGCTTTGCATTCCTTACCGTTATCGAAAACTAAGGAATTGGCGTGTCTTATATAGCGGACGAAACTCTCCTTGAATTCGGTGATAGGAATATTCCCCAGCTGCGAGCCCTTATGCTTCTCTAAGGAGGGGTATTCGCTCAAGGGTTTAGTCAAAGCCTTCTTCGAGCGGTGAAACTCCCCAAAGGAACTCTTCGCCTTGCAGGAAGCCCCCAGCGCAAACAACGCGATATCTTTTTTATAACCTGTAAGTTTCTGTATATTAGCGTAAGTGTTATCTAAAAATTCTAAAATCTGCTTGGTGAAATAGTAACCGTGGAAATTCCGCACAATGAAGTCTCCGGCTTCTTTGTTTTCCGAAAGCAGCATTTCGATGTCTTCCTCGGATAAAGTCACAGAAGAATTTTCCACTGCCGCGCGGGCTATATGATAAGGATACTTTAATAAATCATTGGCGATGACCAGTAAGCCTTTCTTCTTGTAGTAATAAGCCACATTGGCGCCGCCGGAAAACAAATCCAGCACCGTTTCCACCCCTTCCGGCGTGTGCGCCCAAATCCAGGACATCAGCTTCCGCTTGCTCCCCATGTAATTGGCGATATACTGGTTCGCTTCCTCAGCGGTTATGAACTGCCCCTCTTCTCCAATGCCATTTGCTTGGAAATCCTCGAATATCAAAGGCTGGCAGAATAAATCCACTGCCGTCACCAGCGGATTGAAATCCTGAACGATGTCATCGTTGGCTTCGGTACCGGATTTACCTTCTTCTGGTCCGCAGATGAACAGATGCTCCTTGCCGTGTGATGCTTCTCCTTCACGGTTTTTCCCACCCAAACTGTAAGTATGGTCGTGGCTCTTCATCCTCGATGCTTTCCCCTGCTTGGCGATAAGCTCCTTCATCGTCCTTTCATCGGGATACGCTTTGTCCCGGTAAGACACAATCCAGTATTTTATACCCTTCGCCTTTTCAAATACACTGTCAAAAAACTCCTCCGCATTCGCCTGCGTCACCGTCTGATGCTCGGTCTTGTATTTCTTCACCTTGCTCTCTTCGTCTATCTCCAGCCCCTTCCAGTTGGTCATCAGCCCTTCGATGAAATGATAGGAGGTTTCATAATTGGTGACTGAAAAATGGGTGGCGTAGGGCGGATCGAAATAGGCCAAATCGACCTTGACTTCATCGAAGATGTCAAATATATCCTTGCGGTAGGCTTTATTCTCCTGCTCATTGTCAAAGACCAGGCCATTGATGCGCTCAAAATTCTGCTTGAAACGCTCGATGAATTCCTTCGGGGTGTCAGGATAGCGGTCTTTAGCCCCCTTGTTGTTGGCAGACTGGAAATGACCGAAGCTCCCCGCCGCCGAGATGCAGGTCTTGCCCAGCGTAAATAACGCTAAATCCTTTTTATAGCCGGAAAGACTGTCAATGTTAGCTCGAATATTGTCGATTAAAGCATGCACCCCGGTCTGGAAGAATTTGCCCCGGAAGGTTTCCTGCACGAAGGTCCCGGCTTTGGGATTTTCTTTTAGCAGTGCTGTTAAATCATCTTCAGTTAGGGTGACCTTTTGATTCTCCACTATCGCTCTGGCGATATGATAGCAGTAGCGCAAACGGTCGTTGCAGATTACCCGCAAGCCCTTCTGCTTATACATATATCCCACCACCGCGCTGCCGGAAAACGCATCCAGCACGCTTTTCACGCCCTCTGGTGTATTCCTCCAAATCCAGTCGGTCAAGTCTTGCTTGGAACCAATGAAATTGGTAATGTAGATAGGCAAGTCCTTCGCGGCTTCGATATTATCCTCGGTGATGCGCTGGTCCCGGGCCTCGGATTCTAGCTCCGGGGTTTCTGGCAATATCAATGACGACAGCGTCAATTCCGCCAGGGTCTCCAGAAGGAATCGGCTATTTTCAAGGGTGTTATTCATATTAAAAAACTCGGTATTCCGGTTTCATAATAAAAAATAAGTCCCCTAACTTTTCCTGTCAAGGGACATGTTTCCATTCAAAAAGACAAAACCGCAGTAACTTACTGCGGTTTTGAAGTTTTCCAGATTGAAATAAAAAAGCCGGTCGCGGTGATTGTCTCACCGGACCGGCCTTAATGAAAATTCATGTGAAAAATTACTTGATCAATATTGCCTTTTGTGTCTGTTGGATGCCAGCGTTACTTTCGAGAGAAATTAAATAGACGCCGGAACTGAATTGACTTGCATCCCAATTAACTTGATAGTTTCCCGGTACCATTTGATTGTTAATAATGGTGATGACTTGTTGCCCTAATTGATTGTATACTTTCAACTGCATGGGCAGGGCTTTACCAACTGTAAAATTGATAGTAGTAGTAGGATTAAAGGGATTGGGATAACAAGGTAATAGTGAAAAAGCAATAGGATGAGGTGTATCTCGATATGATACCGAGTTATTTTGTAAATTCCGAAAAAACACTACTCCGCCATTGAAATCACCCAAAAATAAATCCTTATCGCCATCTCCATCTATATCACAAAAATCAAAATAGTTTCCATTTATGAATATATCCGCAAAACTGGTATCAGTAAGCACGAAATTTGCATTCCAGGGATTTCCCGTATTTGTATATTTGCGTATTCTATGATAATAAACAGGTGATGCTCCTCCTACACAACTCAGAAACAAATCATAATCGACATCATTGTCGATGTCAGTAAAGTCAATCTTAGGGACATCAAGATTATTCGTGGTTATATTAGAATAGTTGGATGTTATTAATTGGAAACGGTATTCAGAGGAATTACCAACATTCTCGAAAAATTTAACAGAACTGCTTGGAGAATCGGAATATCCTACAAATAGATCGAAATCATTATCGTTGTCTATATCAATTAAACAAGGATTCGCGCTTTCTATTGTACCAACCAGATCAAATGTATCCAACTGGAAATCCGCTTCCAAAGGCGTGCCTTGGTTTAAATATAATGAAATTAATTGTTCACCAAAAGCACCTGAACTAATAAATAAATCAAAATCTCCGTCAGCATCAATATCCGTAAAGTCAATAGATACACCATAATTAACTTCAATATCCTGATATTGTTCGTCTTCCAACACAAAATATGGATTATAACTATCACCTTCATTGCGATAGAATACAATGTGGTTAGCAGAGTGAGAAATAAACATATCCCAATCGCCATCGGCATCGATATCACAAAATTTAGGGCAAGAACTTATCCCAACATCAATGCCAAAATAATTTTTAGTTATGAAATCAAAGCTAGGATTTGTTTGATTTCCATTATTCTGATAAAATACCAAATCTCCTCCCATATTTCCTGTTCCGAAATATGGTACATCATCTCCCTTTCCGACAAATAAGTCATAATCACCATCAGCATCGATATCCGCAAAACATGGGGAAGCTTCATCCTGAACATAAATTGAATCGTAGAATGTCGATATCAAATTAAAATCATAGACTTCGGGTGTTCCTACATTCTCATAGTAAAATATTCGGCCATTTGCAGTGTCTGGTGTAATTCCGAAAGTAGAACCAACGCCGACAAACAAATCGAAATCGCCTTCATTGTTAATGTCACAGAATCGGGGGTGAGCGACACCATTGACATTTATATTACTGAAATTGTGAGTAATAAATTGATATTGGGGCATTTGAGAAGTCCCAATGTTCCTATAGAAACTCATATGACCCAAATACTGAGTCTCTGCGTGTCCAATTATCAAGTCAAAATCGCTATCATTATCTATGTCACAAAATTCAGGGTAGATGTTTGAAATATAGTATATATTAGCAAAACCCGTATCTTCCAAAACAAAGTCATAAAACTCTGATGTTCCATTATTCTTGTAGAAATAAATTCTGCTAGTGTCTATAGATACTGTTTCTGCAATAAATAAATCAATATCACCATCTGAGTCAATATCACAGAAATTAATCTTAGGATCATCACAGTAGTAGGGATTGAAGTATATTGAATCAAAGAAGTCGGTGATAAATGTAAATAAAGCAGATTGTGGGGAACCATCATTTCTGAAATAATATATTTTTCCAGTTCGGTTCCCGATAAATAAATCTAAATCACTATCAGCATCGATGTCCACTAAACAGGGGATGGAATTATTGAAACCCCCAGTAAAGGGTGCTGGCAGAAGTCGTTCGTAATTCTCTATAGGAATCGAACTAGCTTCCCGCTGGAATGATTGGGCAAAAATAAGTGTCGGAAAAATAAGTAACAATGTAAAAAAGAGTCTCATAATCGTTCCATATTATTCAATTTTAAATTCGGTTATGCACTCAGCTCAGCATAAGTTATGGTAGTTCTTAAAACACAGCGGTTAAGCAATTTATCGAATATGTTGTTTAAATTCCAGCGGCGGTTGAATCGGAAAGTGTATTCTTCAATATAGCGTTGAAGATGTTTGTCCGGATAACGGTTAAAAGTACCCCGCATCCAGGTCTTAAAGTTAGATACAACTATGTGAAACTTTGGTAATATATCTCCCTTGTTTTCAGCATTCTTAACTTTTGTAGTTATATGTTCATATTCGGTATCTAAAAAGTTATAAGAAGGCAGGCCATCGGTTTTGACCTTCGCTCCTTTGGCGACACGACGGTTGATAAAAGAGCTTAATTCATCCGTGCTATGTGTTGGTATCTTTTGAAGATAAGCTCTTCCCACCGCTTCTGTTTCAGGATTGACCTCTACTGCTCCGGCGACTAAACTTTTTCCTGCGGCGCCCCGTCCAGCTTTGCCTTCTACGGTGCCGCCAACATAAGTTTCATCGGCTTCAACTAAATCTTTCAGAGGAAAAGCGCCGGAGGAAAACATCGCCTCGCGGATTTTATGTTCCAGCATCCAAGCGGTTTTATAGCAGTTAATACCCAGTTTTCTTTGCAGTTCCAATGCGGATATTCCCTTTTTGTTGGTCGCAATGAGAAAAACCGCCCAAAACAGTTTTCTAAGTGGCTGTTTTAATTTATGAAAGATCGTCCCGGCAGTAACCGAAGCTTGATGTTTACATTGTTTGCACTGAAATAATTTCCTTCGTTCAATCGGATAAAAGTGTCTATGCCCGCAT